TGGAACCCGAGCTCCTCGAAGTGGGACCGCCAGCCGACGCCGAGGGAATCGTACTGCTCGCGCAGCTTGCGGCCCTTCGCGTCGAACGGCACGACGCCGGGTATCTGCCGGTATCCCACGCCGAGCCACGTGATCCCGCTCGGCCACATCTTGATCCGGTACTTGAGGTGCTTCGGGTTGAGGTTCTTGTTCTTGGGCGCGATGGAGCCCATCTGGTACTTCGCGAACTGCCGCAGGGCGCCCTTCGTCAGCTTGTCCTGGACGGCCACGGGGAACTCATCGAGCGCCTGTATCAGGCGGCGCTCGCTGGCCTTGTCGATTCTGATCGTTGGATCGAGCCTCATCGAGTCTCTTTCGGATCGACTTGTAGTCGGGCACGTCGAGCTCGACTATGAGCTCTAGCACCGACCGTTCCCACGGCGCTGCATTCCTGCCCTTCAGGACACGCGCCAGCAGCGCGCGCGCGTCCCGTCCTAGTCCGCTCCCTCGCTGTACAGGTCCTCTATGGCGGCGATCGCCTTCGATGCCATGCCCGCCGGCGCCTTCATCGCGTCATCAACGGTGGCGAACAGCGGGTCGCCCCGCTCGTCCAGAAGGTGCCGGTGGAGCGCCCACGCCTTTGCGTACGCGGGTCCGCGTTCGTTGATCGCCACGGCGTCGATCAGGTCCGCGAGGCTCGGTCGCTTGAGCAGGCACGGACAGCCGCACAGCTCGTAGCGCCTCGGCTCGAGCGCCAGGATGGAGCGGATGTCAGCCAATCGCGACGACTCCGCTGAGCTGGAACTGCACCGAGCACTTGATGATGTCCATCATGGCGATGGATGGAGAAAGGCTGGTGATGAATGCGGTGGCCGAATAGGACGCCGTAGGACTGCCGTGAAAGGTGAACAGAAGCGTGACGCTGGTGCCGCCGTTGTAGGCTGTCTCGAGCGCCGCGAACGTCGCGTCGTTCTGATCGTAGAACACCGTCATGCTCGCGGTGCCGCTGCGGATTCCCGAGACGTAGGTGCGGACTTCAGATGTCAGCTCGCTCGTCTCGATGAGCTCGTTCGTGAGCGTTACCGTTCCGTCCACGATTCCGTTCAATGCGGCGCCGTTGATCGCGATGGTTGCGTTCCGGCATACTCTTGCTGCCATTTCATGGCCTCCAGTAGATCGTGGCCTGTGTCACGGCCTGCGAGGGTTCCTGTTCGTCTGAGATTCCCACCACCTCGGGCTGGAGCCCGTCAGCGGTGACGATCACGGCGTCGATGCTGATCGACGAGTACGTGCCGGCGACAAGCGCCGTCCGCACCTTTTCGGCGATGGCGAGCGCGTCCTCGCTTGTGTCGGCGATGGAGGTCACGGAGATGTTCGACACCTGGGTTTCGCCGCCCACGCTCGCGTCCTCCCGCGTCTCGACCGTGTAGGTGACGGCGGGGAGCGGAGAATCCTGCAACCGGTATCCGTGCGTCACGCGCGCATCGGGCACCGAGACAGGCAGCGCCGACAGCGTGGTGCCGTTGGTGAGCATCGTCCTGACGGCCTGCTCGATGGTCGCCATTACGTCACCTCCTCGCACGCGATGACCGCCACGCGGTCGGCGTTGTCCAGGTTGATGATGCTGCCGATCCTGAGCGTGCGTCCGTCCACGCTGATCCGGTCGACCTCCGTGAGCCCGATGTTCACGACCTGCGGCCAGCGCGCGCGGAGCTCGAACTGGCGCTTGACGGCCACGCCGTCCGCGTAGCTCGACTCGTTCGCGCTCGAGTTGCGCACGTCGCAGCGGAAGTATTGGTCCGCGGTGAACGTGTCCGACCTGAGCCCGAGCGTGTCCTGGGCTGTCGACGCCCGGAGCCTGCGCGCCTTGCTGCTGAGCACGCCGGCCGAGATCACCTGAGCATCTCCCGGACCCTGAACGAATCCATGATGAACTGGAGGGACATCGGCACGGCCGTCAGTCCGATCGGCTGGAACGCCTCGGGGTTGTTGTACCACGCGCCGGTCAGCGAGATGATCGCGTGCACGATCTCGTTGGGCAGCTGCTCGTATCCGCAGTTGACGCCGACCGTGATCTGCGTCCCTTCGTAGATCGCTGGCGCCTCGAGGAAGCGGATGACCGGAAGCGGGCCGTCCGTCCGGTCGAGCCACCAGTCGGTGACGGGCATCGTGGTCGTCACGTTCGAGGCGTTCTGGTACGTGACCGCCTGCACCGACGTGAACGGGACGAACGGGATGGCCGTCGCCGTCCAGTTCGCGAGGTACACGTCGCGCTTCGCGGGGTTGAAGCACAGCCCCGTCTCGCGCTCGATGAGCGACGACGCCGCGTCCCTCAGCCTCATCAGGTCGAGGTCGTCGTCCGCGTACTCGATCTTGAGCGCGGACTTGATGGTGGAGAGTGGGACCGCCATGAAAAGCCCGTCCGCGCTTCCGCGCGGAAGGGCCGGGAGTGGAGATGGATCAGCCGCGGATGTAGGCGAACGCCTCGGGCAGCGTGATCTTCGCGTCGAGGCGCTGATACACGTTGAGCCGGGTCTGGAGGTTCGCCTGGAGCGAGTACGGGTCCATGAGCGCGGTCACGCCGACGCGGTCGAAGATCTCGTAGTACTCGAAGTTGCCGAAGATGGCGAAAACGTTGTTGTCCGCGGTCGCAATCGGGACGTACTTGCCGACGCGGTACGGGAAACCGTAGATCGTGCCGGGGACGCCCGAGGTCAGCGCGTTCGTGTTCGGTGCGCCGGCGGGCAACCACAGGTAGTCGCTGGGGCTCGAACCGCTGCGGAGCTTGCGGATGTGCCGCAGGAACGCATCGGAGATGAGCCACGAAACCTGGGCGCCGGAGCGGTACTCCGGAGCGACGGTGTGCGCCGCGTCGATCACCTGGTCGAACGTGGTGGTGGTGAGCGCCGCGCCGGAGCCGAGGTCGATGCCCTGCGCGACGGTGCCGCCGTTGCGGCAGAGGCCGTCCGGCTCGGGGACGCCAGCGCCCGGGTTGCCGATCGTGAACGCCTCCTCTTCCTTCAGCGCCATCGAGATCGCCATCTTGCGGGCGACGTAGTCCATGCCGCTGCCGATGTCGCCGGTTCCGATCGCGTCCTCGATGAACTGCTGCGAGAGGATCGTGGAGCACCGGAGCGCGCGCGGACGAATCTGGACCTGGGTGCTGAACGTCGGATCGGTCGCGGTCTGGCCGCCCGCTTCCGCGACCCAGGCCGAGGTGGGCAGCGCGTTCTCGATCGCGAGGTTGCGGTTCGAGTTGATGCGCGTCACGGTAGCGAGGCCGCGGATGACGCCGACCATCTGCTTCTTCTCCACGATGCGGCGCTCGAGGTCGGTCGGGATCGCCGCGTTGCTCGACCCGAGGCTGAGGTCGCGGAACTCGATCGCGTCGCCCTTCGCGAGCGCCTTGAGCCAGCGCGCCGCGAACTCGGGCGAGCTCGGGTCGGACGGGTTGCCGGAGGTGCGCGGGCGGGCCGCGCGCGAGTCGAGCGTCGGCTCGGCCTCGAGCTTGGCGAGGCGCGCCTCGAGCGCCTTGTTCTGGGCCATCAGCTCGATCGCGGTCAGGTCGGCGTCCATCCGCGCGAACTTCTCGCGCTCCTCGCCGGCGCCGCGCGTGTCGACCATCTGGGGAGCGAGGCCCGTGCGGCGCTCGAACGCGTCGAGGCTCTTGCGGTACTGGTGCGTGATCTGGTTCAGCTCGTTGAGCTCATCGGACATTGTCGGTCATCCTTCGGAAATGAAGTGCGAGCCGCAGGAACGCGGCGTTGCGGTAGGCCGCGGAAACGCTCCGCAGGCTCGAACTGGTCTGTGGGTACGCCGCGTCCTGGACGATGCTGATCTCGATCAGCTTCGCCCGCTTCACAAGGCGCTGGGTGCGCGTCTTGTTCCAGCTGTCCTCCTCCACCATGAACCCGAACGACATCTCGCCGCTGAGGTCCCCGCGCTGGATCAGGGTCTGCACGTCGCGTCCGAGCGTGGTGTCGGGAAGCTCCGCGCTGAACGCGAGCCCGCTCCGGTCGCTCTTGAGCGTGAGCGTCTTCGACCGGGTCCTCGCCAGCGGCATCGACGCGTCGTGGTTGTAGTACAGCTTCACGTCGTCGCCGCTCGAGAGCGTGGCGTTGAACGCGCCCGGTGCGATCCGCTCGACGAACACGCGGCCGCCCTCGGCGATCTCGCGCGAATCCTGGCCGTAGACCGCGGCGTAGCCGGCGAGCGTGCGCCCGTCGATCGACTGCTCTGCGGCGGTGAAGTCTCGCCTAGAAATCATTGGGTGTCCCCGCTTCCGCGCTGGTGTCGCTGCCCGCGTTCGACGCGCCGCCGCCGGCGCCAAGGTTGAGGGCGAGGGTCGGAACGTCGAGCCCGGGCAGGGGCTCCAGGTCGAGCTCCTCGCGCACTTCGTTGCGCGTCATCAATCCAGCCTCCACCGCGGTGCGGTAGGCGGCCATCGTCTCGGCGAGGCCGGGGCGCACGATGTCGTCGGTGTCCCATGCGACCGAGCGCGCGCCGAGCTTCGACCTGATCTCGCTCGACCAGGTCGCGCACCAA